GATTGCGCTTAACCACATAATAATATTTCTCCTGTCTTCTTAAACACATATATTCTATCAAAAGATCAATACATTCGAAAGCCCTAGTACCTGACAGCCTCCACCTCCATGTTTGAGTCCAATGAGACTTTCTAAGCCTTACTTTCATGACATTACCACCAAAAAAATTAGAAAATCTATCTAAGATATCTTTATCGCACATTTCAATACCACATTGAAATGTTTTTCTACCCTTTCCCTTACCCCAGATACCAAAACTTCCTTCACCATCAAAAAGACCGGCTAAGAATATTAATTTATTTTTTTCGGACAGCTTTTCGTAGGAGTTTTTTAGCATGTTTGAGTTTGATTCCCTGTGGATTTGGTCCTCTCTTAGGCGGTGGCCCAGATCTAACTCCTCCACTTAATCCTTTTCTCATTTTGATTGTATCTTCTCCCTAGCAACTTCTAAACGTTCATCAGATTGCTCATCTTGTTGAGCTAACTTATCATATTCATATTCTAAACGTTGTGCAGTTCTTTGATTTTCTTGTTCTGCTTTAAATTTTGTTTCTTCAGCTTTTCTTTGAAGATCCATCGCTCTTAAATCAACTTCTTGTTGTTTAATTTTAATTAATGGGTCTTCTTTGTTTTGAGAAGCACTTTCAGCTTGTGCTAATTCCTGAGTTATACGCGCAGCAACTTTTGCAACCTCAGCTTCGAACATAATTTCAAACTGTTGTGGATCTTGTTGTCCTAATTGTGCCATTTGTGGGTTCTGCATCACCATTTCTTTTACTTCATTCTTAGCTTTGAATGATACGTGGTCTGAAATGTGTGATTGTAGCAATGCATACACTTGTGGATTAATCTGTACCATTCTTGTTTGCATAAATGCCATGTGTGCAGCTAAATGAGCATCGTGATCTTGAAATTCAAACGCTGTAAGTAACTTCATTTGCAATGAACGTGCATTTTCTTTAGCGGGATCTAAAGGTTCAGGTTGTTTTGGTGGTGGTTTAAGAAGTTGATCTATAGTTTTTGTTCCAAGTGCTTCATAAACACGTCTATATGCTTCATGTAGATTGTGCATTTGTGGATTCGATTGTGCAATTTGCAATTGTGCTTGTGCTAACGTCACTCTTTGTGCCATTGACATAATATTTGGGTCTGCAACAGGTAAAATATCTACTCTGTTATCAAAATCGGCCTGTTTAATCTGTCTAGGGCCACCGTAGACATCGTATGGATACTCTGGTGGTAGTGATTCACCACAAATTCTAGCTAAAATTTTAAATTCAAGCCTCATTGCATAGTAACAACGCTTATGGACACCGCTCATTACACGTGATCCTCTTTCCATTAATGCCATTGTAGTGCCAACTGCTCTATTTTGAGTATCGTTACCGACTGCAGTATCTGTAATCGCTGCAAATTTTTGTCCTGCTTGAACAACAAAACCCATTAAGTTGTATAAAGTAGGTGAGGGCTCTGTAAAGGGTAGATTAAAAAACTGATCTCTTATATTTCCGCCAGGCGCATCTACATCTCTAAACTCTCCTGGTTGAATTGGTTGGTCATCGTCTCTAACTCTAATACCTCTAGACTTAAATCCTGCTGGTAAATTTTTTAAAGTCCCTGCATCAATCAATTGTCTTAATGATTGAGTTGCAGCTTGTGACAAACCACCAATCATGTGAGTTAGACCAAAACCATAAAAACCTAGACCTGGTAAAAATTTATAATGAACAAAGTATTCAACTCTTGAATAATTTAAATCACCTGGCTTGTAGTTTCTGTAAATAGATAAAACTTCTCCACTACCTTCATCAATAGTTACGATGTATGGAATTTTTATTTTTTTGGCTTTGTCATCAAAATCTTCATACTCATCTAGATTTAAATCTGCATGCACCTCAAGTATTGTATTTAAATAATCTGAACTATTACCTTTAACACCTTCTAGTTCATTTAATTTTTTCTGAACTGAATCTGGTTCTGAACTACTATCAATTAATTCTATGTCTCTATAAAACCCTGCAGCCATTTTTTTAGTCACATCATTCTGTGTCATTTTAATTACATGAGTAATTCTTTCACAATCTTTTAAATCAGATGCGTAGTAAGGAACTACTAAATCTTCTGCTGGAATAAATTTAGATACAGGTCTGTCTAATAATGCATCGTAATAAACTTTTTTAAATGTTGATCCTGATAGGGGTAGATAAAATAACATCTGATCCATGTCAGTCGTGTAATCATCCATCTCCTCCATCAGCAGGTAATTCATATAATCCTTAACTCTATCTGCTTGTTGTTCGGTAGCCGGTGTCTGTAAGCCAATAACCTGTGTTCGAACCGGCCCATCGGATGGTACAAGTTCTTTATATGCTTGTGCTTGGAATTGTGTAACTGATTCAGCTAATAAAGGATGCGTGACACCGGAAGCTCCTTTAAAGGGTTTGGTCACTTCCTGGTACTTAGTTCCTAATAAATCTAAACCTTTAATGTAAGCATCTTCCCATTCTTTTCGAGAAGTCTTATCTTTTTTATATTCTTCAATAAGCTCCATGGCCATGTCCTTGAGATCTCTCTCATCCATGCTTTCAGCTAAGTTTGCATTAAAATCGTCTTGAGGTCTTTCCTCTTCTAATTCTTCACCTTCGACAGCTACATCTACCTCTTCACCGCCAGGCATTGAATCAACTTCTACTTCTTCTTCTAAAATATCTTCTGTAAGAGGTCCTTGGTTTTCTACTGCCATTTTTTTTCCTTAATTATATTTACTTATAAATCCACCTTCTTTTTTGTAGATCTTTTGTGGGTTTACCATGTTAGGCGATACTTTAACAGAAAAAACGTCTGTGTACAATCTAAGGTCGTTGTCGGGTATTAATGTAGAACCACTAGTTGGGTTACTAGATGCACTGGTATGCTTTTCCACCTTATATTGATTACCATCCATAATATCTAATTCTTCTGATTCAACTCTTTTGTATGGTTTTGTTGGATCTGATTTTGAAATTTTTATAGTCCCTGCTTTAGTATCGAAATCTTTTCCTATTTTTTTCATTAAGGCTGGAATTACTGCAGGTGATTTAGAGCCTGGTGTTTTGTTACCTCTGAAATAACCATAAGCCTCCTGATAGGCTTTGGTGTTGGGTAAATTTTTTGGTCCTTTTCTTGAAATTCCTCTCATCATTAAATTTACTGGGGCAACAGCAACATAATCTACACCTTCTCTAGCTGCAAGATTAGTTAGATATGCTAAACTAGCTTTTGCCTGTGAAGCTCTATCAAGTAATGGAATATAATCGACACCGGTAGGTGCACCATAATATTGCTCAACTTTACCGTACTGATCATATTTTGCATTTGGTGATTTAACAGTTTGTTTAATAACTTGATCAAGGTCTTTTATTTTTTTAGCATTAAGTTCCATTCTTGTAGAGCTTAGTTTACCACTTAAAACTTCATCGCTTAATTTTTTTCTAGAATCAAATAAGAACTTTAAAATTTTTTCATTTTGATAAGGGTTTTGTCTTAATGATGTATTAAAAGGATCTGCTTTTTGATCTCTTAAAAATTTACTGATACCCTGGTTAGTATCCGATTGTACTTCATGCATTAAAAAAGCTTTTTTACCATCAGTCGTTGTTCTTGTGTCCCAACGAATGTGGGCAAGCGGATTGTCATATTCTTTACCTGTGAAATGTGGGTTAGATCTTCTTCCACCATTTATATTTTTTGGAATACTTTCATCTAAAACAATAACGGCCTCTCTGTAGTTCTGACCTCCTGGATACGTATATCCACCTTGGTTTTGGTACTTAGGTGGTGTGATGTTTTTTGTTGAAGCTACAATGTCATCTATTTCACCTTGCATTTTGTTTAAAGCAATTTTTTTATCAGTACCTAATCCTTTTTTAATTTGTTTAAAAAGAAGCGATATCTCTACGGAAGCATCTTGAACAGCAGATGAATTACCATCTCGAACTGCAGAGTTTAAAGCTCTCATTTCTTCTCTCAAACTCTTTAAAGCATTTTTTGTTCCTTCAACCTCTAATCCTTGTGCACGTAGTTCTTCAATTTTTTCTACTCTAGTTGCTGCTGGGTTTACGTTAACAGTTCTTTGAAGTGATCGCTCCATATCTGCAAGTCTAGCTATTTGTGTATTAACTGTGTTCTCAGCTTTGTTTATAACTGATTGAGGGATACCAAGTTCTCTTATTTTTATTCTGTTAATAGGACTATCTTGTATCATATCAGAAAGAACACGTCCTGGTATTTTTACTCCTGATTCTTTAGCAGCAAATAATATACCACCTGTTAAATCTCCTGCTTTATTAAACTGTGCAATGTTTGCATCAAATAGCTCCTCTATGGGAACTGTCATCTCTTTGTTTAAAAGATGTGGAGTTGCTTTTGCTTTACCGGTATCATATTTAAACTTTCTACCAGTGATAAAACCCTCTTCAAAATCTTTGCCAAATATTTTAAATCTTCTTTTTCCCCTGTCCGTTAGCCAGTCTGCCCACTGATCTGCAGTAAAAGAACCATCACCTTTCATTGCAATTCTGTCATACGTAGAAGATCCAAATATTTTATTTAATTTTAAATCATCACCAAGACTGACAGCAGTAGGTCGCATATTATCCATTGGACTTAACATAAGGGGCGCTTGTATCTGAGGTTCTTTTGCAACTAAGGCTTTAGACTGTGAAGTGACAGAAGGTATATTTGGAGTAGGTGTTTTTAATTTAGCAAGATCTGGTAATCCACCAATAGTAGTAGTCTCGATAGCTTCAGGAACAGTATCATCTGCTTTTTTTTGAATTAACTTTCGACCAAGTCCTAGAAGATTTCTAAGGGACATTGTCCCTCCTATGTAATTTTAGTAGGTCTTGTTCTACCTAGTTTGCAACCACGTGCTTTAACCATTGTACCTTTTGAATATCCAGGTCTTTGACTTGGAGCGATCATGCCACCACCCATTTTACCTTTTGGTTTCATTTTTTCTTTAATAAATTCAATATCTTTTTGAGTCAGTCTATCAGTATCTTTACCTCTAGCTTTTCTAAAGCCATCAACTTTATCAGCTGCAACAGCTAACCTACTTTTCATTTCTCCAATTCTTCCAGAGTCAGCACCACCACCTTTAGAATATTTTTTCATCATACCACCACCCATTTTTTGCTCAGGCTCTTTGTTCTTATTTTTATTTTTCATTTTAGATTTTAAGTATTGTTGTGCAGCAACTCCTGCTCCAACTACAGGTAATAACATTTTACCAATTTTAGTTGCGCTTATAATTTTACCTGCACCACCTAATTGTTTTCTTCTTTTCATAAAATCTTCGGCTTTTTTTGTTGATACTTTATCAGTACCTTTACCCATACCACTACCACCACCAACTGATGGTTTTACTTTGTTTATAGTTGGAAAAACTCCTAAAGTTTTTGAATAACCTTTTTTCAAAGGAACCATTGCTGATTTACCTTTGTTAGCTTTCATAACTTTACCTGGTTGAACAGACTCATCTTGAAGACCCATGCCTCTACCTTTTGCTTTTTCAGCTCTTAGGACAGCGAAATCTTTTTCGTCTAATTTATTTGGCGGTG